CCCCCGACGAAGTTCGCAGGGCCGAGGGCTACGCCCTGCTCGGTACGTCGACCATGGCGCAGGGCCCGCCGGGCGACATGGCACCCGAGGAACCCGGAGCGGTAGAGGTGAACGCATGACTCAGACCACGGAGCTTCGGCCCGGGGCGGTGGTGATCCGCGACGAGGGCGACGGGCGCTCGATCGAGGGCACCGCGATCGTGTACGGCGAGGAGTCGGGGAACACCGCCGAATACGGCAGCACCCCCGAGAGGTTCGAGGCGGGAGCGTTCCGGGATGCGCTCGCAGACGGCAAGCCGGTCCCGTTCTTCGCCCGCCACGGCGGCGAGATGGTCGGGGCCGTCACGTTCGAGGACACCCCCGAGCAGCTGGCCTACCGGGGCCGCCTGTTCGAGACCCCGGGAGCGCTCGCGTACCGGGAGCAGGTCCGGGCCGGCATCGACGGCGCCTCCATCGAGTTCGCACCCGGCATCGTGCAACAGGGCAAGGGTCGCGTCGTCCACCGGCAGGTCAAGCGCCTGGTCGCCATCGCGGGGACGCACATCCCCGCCTACAAGTCGTCGAGCGTGGCAGTGAGGAATGAGGGGAACATGATCGAAACGACCGAGACGGCACCCGAGCCGATCGACTTCCGGGTGCAGATGCGCGAGGTCGCGAACGCGGCCGTCACCGAGCTGCGTCGCGAGATCGCGGAGCGCGAGGTGATCCACACCAGCGCCGGCGACCGCGACATCCTTGCCTGCCGCTCGGTGGCCGAGCTGTGGTCGATGATCGATGCGGACCCGACGCGCTACCGGGACATCTACAGCCGCGCGCTGGCCGACCAGATCACCACCAACAACCCGGGCGTGATGGTCTCGGGCGGCCTCGGCGCCGTGAAGGGGATCATCGAGCAGCGCCGCCCCGCCGTGAACGCGTGGGGCCGCGAGGGCCTGTCGGGCTCGGGCATGTCGGTCGACTGGCCGTACTTCAACGGCGACCTGTCGACGATCGTGGGCGAGCAGGTCACCCAGAAGTCCGAGATCGTGTCGGTGCGCGTCGACCTGCTCAAGGGCACCGCGGCGATCAAGACCTACGCCGGCGGCTCCGACGTCAGCCTCCAGCTCCTGCGCCGCAGCGACCCGTCGTACCGCGAGGCGTACGTCCGCATCCTCACCGCCGCGTACGCGGTGGTCACCGAGGCCGCGTTCATCAACGCGATCGAGGGCACGGCGGGCCTCGTGCTCCAGACGATCACCTGGGCCACGGCCACCGAGGACCAGATCCTCGCCGCCCTGGGCGCGGCGTCGAGCGCGATCCTCACCAAGACCGGGGCTCCTGCCGAGTTCGGCATCGCGGCCCCGGACGTGTTCCTCAAGCTGATCAGCACGGTGAAGCCGGTCAACGCGACCAACGCGATCGGCACCGGCACTGCGGCGGGCACGCTCGCTCCGGTGATCTCGGGCATCCGGATCTACCAGTCGGCGGCCGTGAACGCGGGCAACATGCTGGTCTCCAACGAGAGCACGGCGAGCTGGCACGAGGACGGCCCGTTCCAGATCGAGGACGATGACGTGGCCAAGCTCGGCCGCAACATCGCGATTTGGGGCATGGGTGCCACCGGGGTGTACTTCCCGAGCGCGATCTACCGGCTCGCGGCGACCTAGTGGAATGGGTGACGGCAGCAGACGGCCTCGCGTTCGTCCGGATCGCGAGCCCGTCTGCTGCTGAGCAGGCGTGGGCGGACGCGCTCGCGCCTGCGATCAGTGCGGCGATCGACCGCTATCTCGGCGCCTATCCCGGCATCCCCGCCGAGGGCGTGGACGAGATCGGGGCGCTGGCGCTGCGCGCGTTCGGCTACGGCTGGCAGTACCGCCAGGCGCCCTTCGGGGAATCCTCGTATCTCGACCAGGCCGGCCAGTCGGTGCGCCTCGCGGGCGACTGGATCGTGCCCATCAAGCCCGCTCTCGCACGCTGGCGCGACATGGGCCAGCTGATCGGGTGAACAGCCACCCGGGCTCCTACTCGCTCGCCATCTACCGCGGCGACTCCTACACCTGGACGTTCCGGGTGTGGGATGACCCCGAGCACACCAGCGCCATCGACCTGACGGGCGTGGAGGCGCGGGCGGAGGTGTGCGTGGGCACCGGCCAGCACGTCCTGGAAGCCGTGATCACGCTGCCGAACGTCATCACCGTGACCCTCGATGCGGGCGTCTCGGCGGGGCTGACGGGCTCGGGGCGCTGGGACCTGCAATTGCGCTACTCGGAGGACGTGGTCTACACGCTGGTGGCCGGTAGCGTGTCGGTGGTGGCGGACGTGACCCGATGACCACCTACATCGACATCGAGGTGCCGGGGCAGACATTCGTCGATGTCGAAGCCGCGACCGGGGCCCCGGGCCCGCCCGGTCCCCCCGGGCCCGCTGGTCCCGAGGGGCCGCAGGGGCCGACGGGGTGGCAGGGTCCGCAGGGTCCGCCGGGATCGGAGGGTCCGCAGGGCCCCCAGGGCGTCCAGGGGCCACAGGGCCCGCAGGGCATCCCGGGCCAGTGGGTGCAGATGACGCAGGCGGCCTACGACGCGCTGCCCGTGAAAGACCCCGCCACGCTGTACGTGATCATCGGATGACCACGCTCAACGAGGCGGCGGCGGTGTACATGGGCACGACGGTCGTGCCGAAGGTGTACGCGGGCCCGACGCAGGCGTGGCCGGTGGTCCCGGCGGGCTACGCGGGCGTGATCCTGGGCACGGCGGGGCTGCGCGCCTACTGGCGGATGGGCGAGGCGTCGGGGCTGATCCAGGACACGAAGGGCACGAACCATGCCAGCGCGTTCGGCGGCACGCCCGGCTACGGGGCGGCGGGTGCGGTCGCGGGCAATACCGCGATCACGTTCAACGGTTCCGCCTGGTTCATCATCCCCGACGCGAACGCGCTCGACTTCGGAGACTGGCCGTTCACGATCGAGTTCTGGTACAAGCGGACGGTCACCAACGTGACCGAGCTGCTGATCTCGAAAGGCAACCAGTTCGAGGTCGTGCAGGACGGCGGCAACGCGCTGTACCTCGCGAACCAGTCCACCCCGGCCGCGTTCGGGCCCGTGACCACCGACACCAACTGGCACTACTACGCGTTCGTGCGGCCGTCGGCCACGGCCTCGCAGACGCGGGTATACAAGGACGGCGTCGATGCGACCGCGTCCACGGGCAGCTCGCTGTTCGCCACGAACGCGCAGCCGCTCACGTTCGGCGGGCGCGGTGTCCTGCGCGACCTGCTGGGCGATCGGGTGGAGCCCCTGGCGCCCGGACTGCTGCTGCACGGCGTGCTCGACGAGATCGCGCTGTACGCGGTCGCCCTGACCCCTGCCCAGGTGCTCGCGCACTGGAACGCCCGGTGACGATCACCGCCGCGCGGGCCGAGCTGGAAGGCGTGCTCATGGAGGGCGGGCTGCGCGTGCTCCCGGCCGGTGCGGCCTCGCCGCCGTCCGTGTTCGTCACCCAGGGCACGCCCTGGACGGCGCCCGCGCAGCTCGGGGCCCGCGCGCGCCACCTGCGCTGGGTGATCGTGGGCATCGTGGCGCCCAGCTCGGAGGCGTCGATCGCGGAGGCCGAGGCGCTGGCGGAGCAGGTCGATCTGGCGTGCGCCGCGCTCCCGGGCCCGTGGGGGATGCCCACCGTGGAGACGCCCGGGCTGCTGGTGCTCGCGGGCACGCCCTACCTCGCATTCCGCGCCACCATCGAGACGGTGATCTAGGGAGGTCTGCCATGGCCGCGATCGTCGCGAACCCGATCTTCATGCGCAACGTGCTGCTCACGCTCAAGACAGGCGCGGGCACACCAGCCGAATACCAGTGCAATGTGTCCGAGGCGAGAGTCCAGGTGACACCGGGCGACATCGTCACGGTCCGCACGCTGTGCGCGTCGGGCACGTTCTCCAGTGCCAGCCCGCCCGAGTACGCGCTGGTGCTCACGGGCGTCCAGGACTGGGACACCACGGCGGGCTCGGAGGGCCTGGCCGCGTTCCTGTGGACGAACGAAGGGCAGACGCTCGACTTCGTGCTCAACATCCACGGCGAGGCTGCCACCGCGAGCGCGGCCAAGCCCAAGATGACGGGCCAGGTCGTGTGCATCCCGGGCGATTACGGGGGAACGGTCGGGGAGTGGGCGGAGCTGAGCGTCGAGCTGCCGTGCATCGCGAAGCCGACGATGGCGCTCACGACGACGCTGGGCGTGGATGAGCCGATCCCGACGGCGCGCGACCGCGAGGAGGCGGGAGACACCGAGGCCGCATGACCTCTGAGCGCGTCATCGTCACGGGCATCCCCGAGACGAAAGCGGCGCTTGACGCGTTCGGGGAGCGGGCGGCGAACGACGTGGAGGTCGCCGGCCAGGCCGCCGCGATCGTGGCCGCTGCTGCGAGCGTGCGAGCCCCGGTGCGGACGGGCGCGCTGGCCGCGTCCTACGGCGTCGAGGAGCGCTACGTGGTGAACCCGCTGCCCTACGCCGCGCCGATCGAGTTCGGGGTGCCCGACCTCGGGATGGCACCCCAGTTCGTGATCGGGAGCGCGATGGAGGACAGCGCGGAGCAGGTCGCCATCATGTATGCGGACTGGCTCGCGACCCAGGCGGACGCGGTGGGACTGGAGGGCAGGGCGAGTGGCTGAGGGCAACGGGCTCCCGCGCGTGTTCGTGGTCGGGGCCGAGGACTACCGCCGCCTCTCGTTCCGGGACATGATCGAGGCGTCCGAGGCCGCCGGCGTCGATGCCGTGGACATCGCGCACCTCACGGGCGTGCCGCGCATCCGCGGGCTCGCGGCGCTGGCGTGGGTGATCCACCGCCGCTCCGAGCCCTCGCTGACGTACGACGAGGTGCTCGACGGGCGGGTGGAGCAGCCGGGGGAACCGGCACCCCCTTTCGACGCAGCCACGAGGACACCGTGATGACCATCGCGCTGGCGACGGGCTGGACGCCCGACGTGGTGCGCGACCTGACGGTGGCCGACATGGAGGCGCTGCGCCATGCGTTCGATGAGCGCGCCCGGGCGATGAGGCGGTAAGTGCCGGGCATCGGCATCCAGGTCGGGATCACCGGCGATGTCTCGGGCCTGAAGGGTTCGCTCGACGAGGCCAAGACCGGGCTCGACGGGTTCGGCGGTGCCCTCAACGCACTGCCCCTGGCCGCGGTCGCGGGCGGTGCCCTGGCGGTGGGTACGGCCATCGTCGGGATGACGAAGGCGGCCGAGGAGGACGAGGCTGCCCAGGCGAAGCTCAACGCGGTCTATGACGCGGCAGGGGCGGCGACCGGCGCATACAACGAGGCGATCGACCGCGCGATCGACCTCGGTGCCGAGAAGGCATTCGGTGACGATGCGATCCGGGCGGCCCTCGAACCGCTGGTGATTGCGACGGGGGACGCGGAAGAAGCCAACAAGCTGCTCGGGCCTGCGCTCGACATCGCCCGACTGGCTGGTGTGGACGCCGAGGTCGCAGCATCGGCACTGGCAAAGGCGCACCAGGGAAACGACGCTGCGCTCCGCAAGCTGATCCCGGGACTGGAGAAGGGCACGACCGCGACCGATACGATCGCCAAGGCCACCGAGCTGGCGAGCGGGCAGGCCGACCTCTACGCCGAAAGTGCGCAGGGCATGGCAGAGAAGGGGCAGAACGCGTTCGAAGAGCTGGGGGAGGAGGTCGGCGGTGCCTTCCTCCCGGTCATGAAAGCCCTGCTGCCCTTGATCGACCCGATCGTTGACCTGCTGAGCGAGCTGGTCACGGCGGTGCTGCCGCTGCTCGGCCCCGCGGTCGACATCATCGTGATCGCGATCAAGGCACTGGTGATCGTGCTCAAAGCCGTGGTGGACGGGATCAAGCAGGTGCTCGACTGGATCGGGGACATGGTCGACAAGTTCCGCGATGCGGCCAACTTCATCGGCTCGGTCGACCTCAACCCGTTCTCACTGCCCGGAGGCGGGGAGGCGCCTGCGGGCCGGGGCCGGGGCCGGGGGGCGCGTGCGGGTGATGGCGGCGGCGGCGGCGGGAACACCATCAACGTCAACGTGCAATCGGCTGACCCGACCGAGGTCATGCGCGCCATCCGGCGCTGGTCGCGCAACAACGGCGGCAGCGGGCCGTTCACGCGAGGGCTCGACCGGAGCACGGCGTAATGGCGGTGATCCAGGGCGCCGACATCAAGATCGAGCTGTACCTGTCGGGTGCCTGGACGGACCTGACCTGCGACACCACGTCGGCGAAATGGGAGTGGGGCGCACCCGAGGCGCTGGGCCCGCTGACCGAATGCGAGGGCGGCACGCTCCGGGTGAGCGTGTACGACCCGACCCGCAAGTACGACCCCGACAATCCGTCGAGCCCGCTGCTCGGGCAGCTCAAGGTCGGGCTCGGGATGCGCGTCACGGTCGATGCCGCGCCCGCGTGGACGGGCGTGCTCCAGACGTGGGGCTGGGATCGCGGGTCGAAGATCGCGGACCTCAACGGCATGGATCCGATCGGCCAGCTCTCGATGCGGGCGCTCCCGGCCGACCAGGCGCTCCTTGAGGCGCCGAACGCGGTCACGTCCGCCGTGCAGGCGCAGTTCCTGATGGACGTGGTGGAGTGGCCGACGGCCAAGCGCGTGTTTCCGAACGGGACGGCCGGTTGGACGCGCGGCAATCACAAGGTGGAGGGCTCCGCGCTCGACGGGCTCGGGCAGATCAGGTTCGCGGAGCTGGGGCGGCTCTACCCCCTGCGCGACGGCCGGATCGGCTGGCACGACCGGGCCGGTCCCGCGCCTCCCGCCTCGTCGGCGATCATCAACTGCGGCGGTGTCGGGCTCACCGACATGTGGAAGGCGATGGGGCTCGGGCGCCTGCGCAATCGCATCGTCATCAGCGAGTACAACGCCACGTGGGGCCCGATCCTGCCGCCCGACGAGTACCGCACGGTCACGGCGTCCGTGTTCTTCCTCCAGTTCGCGGCCGGGGCATACGGCGTCGATCCGCCCGCCGAATGGGCGTACTGGATTCTCGACCGCCTGAACCCGCCGCCCACGCTCACGGTGCTGGGCACGATCCTGCCGAAGGGCGCGGAGGTGAAGCAGATCACCACCTCCGAGTTCGGGGCGCGCTGGACGGTGAAGGTCACGGGCCAGCCCGACACCCTGGTGCAACTGTTCGGGATGACGGTGACGGTGGAGCCCGGATGGATCGAGGTGGACGTGGTCACCGAGGACGTGGTGACCCCGAAACCGGTCCTGGCTGCGGGCGCCGACGTGACATCGGGCTACCTCACGTCCGAGAGTTCGCAGTACCTGTGGGCGCGCACGGGCCCGGCAACGGCAGTGGCCACGGGTGGCCCGGGTTCGGCGACCCTGTACGTGGGCCAGTACAACCAGGCAGGGCCGGTCTACGGCGTGCACGAGGGGTTCGTGACGTTCGACACGTCCTCGATCCCGGTCGGCGCCACGATCACGAAGGCCGTGCTCGCGGCCACGTTCGGCCCGCAATGGCCGGGTGCGGGCCCGAACATCACGTGGGTGCATTTCACGATCCAGGCGCGGTCCTATCCCTCGGGCGGCTGGCGCCCGACCCTCGCGCTGGCGGACTGGATTCCAGGCGAGAACCTGGGCAGCTATCCGCTGCGCGCCACGCTCGACACCGCGCGGGCTGCCCAGGCGCTGGGAACGTTCGCGGGCAGTGGCGGCGGCTCGTTCGAGTTTACCGACGTGAGCCTCGCCGCCGCGATCCAGAAGGGCGGCTTCACCCAGCTCCTGCTCGTCAGCTCGCGCACCGTGGCGGGCACGGGCCCGGCGTCCACGAACCACTACGAGGATGTCGGAGTGTCGATGGTCCGCCTGCGGGTCTACTACACGCCGTGAACGGAGCCGCCGGGATGCGCTCGCTCGCCCGCCTCATGTGCGCCATCGGCGCGGTCATCCTCGCGGCCGGCGCCCTGTTCGTGCCGGGCTACCAGGACTCGTTCCTCGCGCTCGCGGTGCTGCTGCTCGCGATCGCGGCCCTGCTCTAGACACACGGAACCCGCCGGAGGGCACCTCGCGGCGGGTTCCGTGGAGACTCGCGGGGACTGTACGAACCCGCTAGTCTCTGGGTGTCTAAACCCGTATGGGACTGTACATGCAATGAACGCATACCCGCTCCTCCACCTGGACGCGCTCGCGCGCCTCGCCAAGACTCCGACGGCCGAATGCGCGATCTGCGGGCAGCCGGACGACTACTTCCTGCGGCCGGACTACCCGGCGCACCACTTGTGCGCCGCCCGCGCCAAGCGCGGCCTGCCAACTCCCCGACCCGGCCGGGTTCACTGCTCCTGCGTCGTCTGCGACAACAAGCCGGTCATTGCTGACCCGCTGAAGTACGCCGAAGCCGCCTACGCCCGCAAGGCCGCCCGATGATCCGGCCCCGCTGGTACTTGAAGTACCGGCACGGCGTCTCGGCCTGGGACGGCGACACGGACGGCGAGCCGATGCAGATGTTCCGGGCTGCACCCATGCCCTGGTGCCTCTGGTGCTGGCGGGATCACCTGTGAGCGCCGTCCAGGGCTCAGCCGAATGGCTCGCCACGCGTCGGGCCAGTGTCAGCAGCACCGACGTCGGTGTGCTGCTGGGCCTGAACCCGTGGAAGAGCGAATGGGAGCTGGCGGCCGAGAAGGCGGGCACCTTGGAGGCTGCCGGCTCCACGCTCCCGATGCGCGTCGGGCTCGCGCTCGAGCCGCTCATCCGGCAGGAGTACGAGCGCCTGACGGGCGATCGGCTGCACCGGGTCCGGCGCCTCGCGATCCATCCCACCATCCCGTGGGCGGTGGCGAGCCCGGACTACCGCGTGGTCGGCAAGGGCAGCCTGGTCGAGGTCAAGTGGTCGCTGTCGCGGCGCTGGTCCGACGGGCTGCCGCAGGACGTGGAGAGCCAGGTCCAGTGGTGTCTCGGTGTCACCGGCCTGCGGCACTGCGACGTCGCCGCCCTCATCGGCGGGTCCGAGCTGCGGATCTATCCCGTCGAGTTCGATGACGAGACCTTCGAGGGCCTGCTCGACATCGCGGCCGAGTTCCGGGCGCGGATGGTCGCCGGCGGCCCGTTTCGCCATTCGCTCGAAAGCCTCAAGCGCGCCTACCCGTCCGACTCGGGCACCGAGCTTCCGGCCGACGCCGAGACGGCCGAGGCGGTGGCGACGCTGATCGATGTCCGGGGCAGGCGCAAGGCGCTCGAAGCCGACGAGGAGCGCCTGGAGGTGCTCGTCAAGGAGCGCATGGGTGAGGCGTCGCTGCTGGTCGGACCCGGCTGGAAGGTGCACTGGAAACGCACGAAGGACGTCGCGACGGTCGACTGGAAGTCGGTCGCCGACGGCCTGCTCAGAACGCTGCCCGAGACGGAGCGCACCGCGCTCGTCGGGATTGCCACGACCGTCAGGGCCGGCTTTCGGCCGTTCCGGGTCGTGGTCGAAGGAGGAACCGATGACGACCGACGTTGAACCCATCCCGGCCGAGGTGGTCGATGAACGGCGGCGCAAGGCGGCGCTGCTCAAAGCGCTGGGTATGGAGCGCCAGGCGCCCGAACAGGTGGAGTTGTTCCTCGCGATCGCGAAGCGCTACGACCTCGACCCGATGCTCAAGCACCTGGTCATGGTCGAGGGGCGGCCGTACATCACCCGCGACGGCCTGCTCTGGATCGCGCACCGCTCCGGGGTCCTCGACGGCATCGAGGTCACCGAGCCCGTCATCGCGACGCTCGCGGGCGTGGGCGAGTTCTGGACGGCGAAGGCGACCGTCTGGCGCCGCGACATGACGCGCCCGTTCACGTACGGCGGGCGCTACCCGACCAAGGGGCCGAACCAGCGCTACGGTCCCGAGATGGCCGTCAAGACGGCCGAGTCGATGGCACTCCGGCGCGCGTTCAACGTCTCGGCACCCACCGTCGATGAGCGCTGGGATCTGCCCACGGTCCAGGCGGACGTCGATGCGGTCTCGGTTCCGCAGCAGCCGCCGCAGACACTGGCCGAGCGGGTCGCGGAACGACGGCCCACGGCGCCGGCGGAGATCCCGCCGCCGGTGCCGACCGTGCGCGAACAGGTCGAGGACCTCATCTCCGGCCTCGAAGACGAGCTGGCCTGTGGCGACGAGGACGTGTCACCGATGGCGCTCGGGTTCTGCGAACTCCCGCCGGGGCACAAGGGCGCGCACAAGTCCGAGAACGGCACTTGGCCGCGGTGATGCCCTGGGGCCGCATCGACGATGGCTTCTATGACCACCCCAAGCTCAATGACCTCGGGCGTTACCGCCTGCCGTGCGTGGGGCTGTACACGCTCGCGCTCTCGTGGTCGAACCGCTACCTCACGGACGGCCACATCCCCGCCGACCAGGTGAAGCGACTGGGCGGTACTCCCAGGCTCGCCGAGATGCTGGTGCGGTCGGGGCTGTGGGACAGGGTGGCCGACGGCTACCGGGTCCACGACTTCCTCGACTTCAACGATTCGGCTGCCACGGTTCGCAAGCGGCGCTCCGAGATGCGCGAACTCGGGAAGCGTGGCGGTGTAGCGTCAGGGCAAGCGCGACGCTTGAACTCCGTACCTCTCCCGTCCGTTCCTATACCAATCCCTTCCGACGCTTCGACGCGGAATGTGGATAAGTCGAAGAAGGCCGGCGCATGACGACCCCTGACGTCGTCGAGTTCACGCTGTTCTTCCCCGAGCTGCCCGACCGGAACAAGTGGATGCGGCCGGCGCTGATGACCAGCAACAGCATCGAGTACTACACCCCGACCATCGTGGTGAACGCGGTGCTCAAGACCCTGGGCAAAGTCGACCTCGACCCGTGTGCCGAGCCGGAACGGTCGTTCCCCGCTGCCCGGCACTTCACGTCCGTCGAGGACGGTCTCCGCCAGGAATGGCACGGCAGGGTCTACATGAACCCGCCCTATGGCCTGACCATTCGCCGCTGGACGACCAAACTTCGCTACGAGCTGGACCACGGCTGGGTAACCGAGGCTGTAGCACTGTTGCCGGTTCGGACCGATGCGCGCTGGTGGCAGCAGCTCCATCCACCGTACGTCTGCTTCATCCGGGGCCGCCTGCGCTTCTCCAACTATCGGACCTCCGCGCCGTTCGCATCGGCAGCCGCCTATTTCGGCGGAGAGCCAGAGCGATTCGCGGACGCCTTCGGACAGCTCGGACAGGTCTATGCGGCGCTTTCAGGTTGACGACAGGTTCCGTCTCCAGGGGGTGGAGCTGCGGGTGTTCCGAGGCGTCAAGCCCGACGGCGAGGACTTCGTGTTGAGGGCATACATCAATGGACGCTGGATTGCGCTCTCGATGGACTGGGTGTTCCTGATGGTGGACTTCCTCGCGGAGAACGAGGACTACACCGGCCGCCCGTACTGGCGCTTCAATGGGTCTGCTTACTTCAGTGAGCACGTCGCGCTTGCCATCAAGGAGGGCCATCAGGCTGCTTCCGAGAAGCTTCGACGTGAGCGGGGATGGTGATGAGCGGCCCCACCGGCACGACCGGCGAACCGTGCGCCATCGTGGGCCTCGCGGGGTTCGCGTGGCTGCTCTCGGGCGCCATCCTGGTCGCGTTCTGGCTCGACTGGCGCAAGCGCCATGACTGACTACCGCGACGACTGGCTGGAGGTGTACGGCGGCGACGCGCGCACCGTGCTCGCGACGCTCCCGGCCGAGTCCGTGCATTGCGTCATCACGTCCCCACCGTATTGGGGCCTGCGCGACTACGGGACACCGGGACAACTTGGCCTTGAACCGGCCCTAGAGGCGTATGTCGCGGCGCTCGTGGACGTGTTCCGCGAGGTCCGGCGCGTCCTGCGGCCGGACGGGACGGTCTGGCTCAACCTCGGGGACAGCTTCGCGTCGTCAGGAGGCGAACGGACTTACGGGTCGAGCGACAACGGAACGGGCCGCGGACCGGGCACGCGACGCCACGACGTGCCGGCGTCCGGCCTCAAGCCGAAGGATCTCGTCGGCATCCCGTGGCGCGTCGCGTTCGCGCTCCAAGCGGACGGCTGGTATCTCCGCTCCGACATCGTCTGGAGCAAGCCGAACCCGATGCCCGAGTCCGTCACCGACCGGCCGACGAAGGCGCACGAGTACGTCTTCCTGCTCTCGAAGTCGGCGCGCTACTACTACGACGCCGACGCGGTGCGGGAGCCTCCTGCGGAGTCCGTCGTTGCCCGCGCCGCGTACATGAACGGCGGCACGAAACTCGCGCGGAATGCCGACCGCAACGACGGCGACAAGGGACAGCGCACGTCGTTCGCGGACTATCTCGGCGGTCGCAACCTCCGCTCCGTCTGGACGATCGCCACCGCGCCATACCCCGGCGCGCATTTCGCGACGTTCCCGCCGCGCCTCGTCGAGCCGTGCGTGAAGGCGGGAACCCCGGAGTGCGGCGTCTGCCCGGAGTGCGGCGCACCGTGGGCGCGCGTGACGGAGCGGGCGACGAACTGGCAGGAACGCCGTGCGGCGGGTGCATGGGCCGGGAACGTCGGTGTCAGCGCGACCTACCAGAACGGCGTTCACGGCAAGGGCATGTCGCATGACCTCGGAGGCGGTGCCGTCACCACGACCGGCTGGCGGCCGACATGCGGCCACGGCGGCGAGCCCGTGCCCGCCACCGTCCTCGACCCGTTCGCGGGGACGGGGACCGTCGGCGTCGTCGCGCAATCCCTCTCACGGCGCGCGGTGCTCATCGACCTCAACGCCGAGTACCTGGTGCAGTGCCTCGGCCGCAACCGGCAGGTGCCGCTGGGGCTCGGCTCGTGACCTACCGCGCCGTCCCGGTCACGCAGCGTGACGGCTCATCCTTGGCCTCGGCGAACTGTCGCATGGCCAGTATTGCGGTCGGCCTCGATTACCACACTGGCGGGGCCCGTACCTCCACGGGCTCGGAGATGCGGGCCCGCCAGTCCGACCAGAGTGGCGGCACCGATTCGGGCGACGCGGCCGAGGCGTGGCAGTCGTACGGGCAGACGCTGCGCATCCGGGACGGTTTCACGTGGAACGATGCGCTCTCCGATCTCCATGCCGGCCGCCTGGTCCACCTGGACGTGTGGGCCCAGGCATGTGCGGGCCCGTGCCTCTCGGGAACCGGCGCGTACGGGCATACGATCGCCGTTGCTCCCGAGAGTTCGGGCTCGCGCTGGCTCGTCGCGGATCCCTGGTGCTCGCCCCCGAAATGGACCTGGTGGGAGGAGGCCCTCTTGCGCGAGGGCGCCGAGACCTGGGGCGACATGTGCTACTCGGGCGCAACCTCCGGTCGGGGGGAATTGTCCGAGAAGGTGCTCATCGCGCTGATGCGCCTGGTGGCACGGCGGCTCATGAGCGAATACCGTCCCGATGCTCCCGCCCTGGTGCCTCCTTCCAGGGCCACGGGCGGGAGCGGTGGCCGGATCATGTTCACGACCACGGCCGCGCCCAGCGTGGCACCACCGCCCGGGACCGAGGGAGATGACGTCATGTACAACGTGGCTCCGCTGACCACCCATCGCAGCGCGATCGTCCGCAATTGCTCGGACCTGTTCGCGGACTCCTCGCTCACGAGCCCGGTGGATCTCGGCTCGGAGGGCCAGCCCCTCGGGTTCGCTGGGTCGACGGCTGACGCACACCTCGTGGTGAAGGGGGACACGGTGCTCTACGTGAGGCGGGCCGACGTGGTGGAGATCATCACCCTCGATACCGAGTACACCTGAAAACAAGGGGGGGGGGGTATCCGGGAAGGAGGGGTCCATGAGCAGGGACGGCTGGTCGGGCAGGGTGGTGACCAGTGCCAGGGCACAGGTGCTACGGCCGGGGGTGGTGTGCTGGCTGTGCGGAGGGGGGTACCCCACCGTGGTGGACCATGTCGTTCCTCGCAGAGATGGAGGAACGAACGAGCTGGGCAACCTTCGTCCTGCTCATTCGTATTGCAACAACATGCGCGGCCGCGAACGAATCACTTCTTCGCGACGATGAAGGTTCGCGACGCGCCGCGAC